TAAACGTTAACTCCTTTAATAAGCTATCTCTATCTTGCGGATGTACATCAATTAAGAACGCATCGTATGTATATAGAATCATTTTTGACCTTCTCCCATCACACCAATTCAACACTTCCTCAATCTTTTTATAATTGATTTCAGTTTCCAATGCCTGTAATAGGTAGTTGAATACCTTTTGTTCAGTCGCACCTTCGATTCGTTGGAATGGGATTTCCCTTTTGTAAAGTGGAGTCGTTAAACGGCCCGAAATTACGAATTTTTGATAAACGGATTGTATATACTCATCCACTTTTTGAAAGAACGGAATCCCTTTAGCAAACTCATCCAAACCACCATAAAGGTATTTGAACGATAACGCCTTTGATTCTTCGGTTGAAACTCCATAATACTTTGCTAAATGTTCGTGCGCAGTTTCACCTTCGGGAAATCGATACCCCACCATCTTACCAATGATACGGATGTGATAAGATTCGTAATCAAATTGTAATAGAGTTCCCCCCTTAAAACGGCTAACCACATTTGCTCTACTTCCATCGGATTTATTCATCGCAGCCCAATTAACCCCTAAGTGTCTATTGCTCGGTCTGCCCGTTACCGTATATGGATTGTATTTTGTATAAGCAAATCCTTTTGGTAGGTACTCTTTATTGAAGTGAAATCTATCAATAAAATTTTCTTCATCGACTTTCACCCCAGCCCCTTCCAGCCTTCCCAATGTTTTAATAGAATCTGAATACGTTCTATACCAACCTTTGATATCCGATATCAATGGTATTCTTTTTAGAACTTCATACCATCTCATCAATGGTATGCAATCGTTAAGGTATTTAAAATCAACTCTATACCCTCTATAAACCTCTTCAGCGAACTCTTCTAAAATAAATGGTTTCCCATACTCCTCAAAGTAAACATACTCATAATCGAGTCCTTTGCTACCAATATAGCGATTTCCGTAAACTAATGTGTTTTCGTTAACCAACAATCTAAGTGCTGCCATTTTACATTGTTTGGCATCTATGTGATTGAAGTTTATAAGATAATCGGATTTTTCGGTTCTAAGATATACGAAAGAGATTGATGTATCGTATTCGTGTGCTTTGGGTGAACTCCATACGGGCACCATCAATACCACCTTTGGGTTTGATTTGTAAAAGGACAGAAGAATATCGTTGTTCTCTATTAAGTTCATACGGACACAAATATACAACTTTTTTTTGAGAATTCAAAATCTCTTATTTATAGAATTGTAATATATTTGGTAAATATAAGGAAATATTTTTGATTTTCAAAGCCGCTAAATTTATAGCCCCTTTATTCGATTCTCTAACCCCTATATCGCTTATATTACCAACATCATCATATACCTTATCCAAAGGTCCGCTTATCCTCCACTTAACATCAACTACTTTCCAAAAAGGAGATTTTTCTAATTTTTTGTGCTCTTGCTCATCTATCTCAAATATGTAACTATGTGAATCATTGGATTTTTGACAAAAGTATCTTCTAATAAATCCTATCTGATAATCACTCTCATCAGGCGATGGAACTATTGTTTTAGGAGTTACTATTTTAAACTGATTTAAATTAGTTGCTATCTTAGAATACATATCGTTATTTTTTAGGGGTTATTCTAAATTGTGCTTCTAATGTGGTTCTCCATCCTTCCGGTGTAACACTATGTTTTGTGTTGGTTATTTGAAAAACGCCTATTTGATTATATATTTCAGGTACACCATTAATTCTAAAATACTCACCACAATTAAATCCATTTATACCATCTAATGTCAATGTTATATCAATGGGGCTCAATGTTGATTTAGCATCCTCTTTTGGTGCTGATATTTTTTTCTTTGTAAGTTCTCCATCCGTAAATATTACAACTTTAATTCCATCCTTAAATTTAAATTTAATAGATTTACTATCTATAATCGCAGTGTAATCCGGTGCTTCATTTGGTTTTGTTTGTTGTGAATCTCCTTGTACTGTGCCTTTTTTTATGGTTTCATTATAATTTGCTTCTAATGCTTTTAAATCAATCATATTTAACGAAAAGAATCCATCTGCATTACTCATCAAAGACATATCAAATTGCTGAAATGCGCTTGGTGGTAATGGTATTTGTGGTAACTTTTTATCTTCCTCTTTTAAATCTTTTAGTGCATTCGTTAAAAATCTTTGAGCATTAAATATAGTTCTACCTGCTACTAAATTACTCATTTCAAAGTTAAAACTAAAATCTATTACATTTGATTTTATAGTATTAACATTAAACCTATAAACCTCATCATCTATTTTAGCATCACTTTGTGCCGTATAATCCATAACACTAGCCGAAACTCTTTCATCGTGGTTTGCTCTAACTAATCTAAATTTACCAAAACTATTTGCATTTATTGCATCTAATATAGCACCTAAAAAATCTATTCTCGTATATGCTGCTCTCCACGCTTGAACTAAAATTTTATAGTTTATAAAAATATTTAAAGCGTTTCCGCAACAATCCCCTTCGGTTGATTTTGGATTTATAATATTACCATTAATATCTTTAACATCAAACCCCTCATTTATTGAATATCCATTTATACTACAATCTATTGTTTTAGTTGAAATCTGTATCTCATCTCCTTCTTTTGTTTTACTATCGTTTATAGGAGCACGAAATGTTACCATTTCTTTATTCGGATATAGTATATCAGTATTTGCCGAAATAATATTTTTGTGAGAACGTATTGGTATGTATTCTTTTTGTGTTCCTCCCACATCATATGTAGGAATATTAAATTTAAAATCATCTGGAACATATCCTGTTTCCGTTAATGAATAATTCATTAATTTTTTTAATATAAATCTTAAAGAAATATATCTTTCGGTTGATGCGGTTTCATCTTCCTTTTTATCACTAAGTTTTCCCCAGTTAAAAAATTCTTTGTCCCAATCAGCTTTACTTGCGGCTAATTTACCCTTTTCTATATTTAAATCAGCAACTAATTGTGCAATCCATTGGTCAAATTCCTCAACACTGCCAGCTTTTGGTTGAGTTGCTATTTGAGATGCATCGTTACCAACGTTTACTGGTATGGCTAATGACATTTGATTTCCTTGCGATACTTCTAATGTTACATTATAAGTTCCATCGGCTTCTATTCCAAAACTATAATCAGTAACCTTTCCTGCCACAAAATCATATGAACCCATTGATTTTTCAACGTGTTCTTGAAATAATTTAAATGAAGTATTTGTAAATCTATAATACGATGAAAATATATCAACAAATTTTTGATAATCGTTTTTTGGAAATATTAAAGATGATACGTGTGCTGAATTTGGATATGCGTCTTTAACTGGTTTTTTTCTATTACTGAATCTATAAGTATCTAAAGTAGTATCTCCAAATTCAACTAATACGTTCATACCTGGTCTGCAAAAAAACAATTCAAACATTTCAAATTGTTTCAATGAAAAACACCTAACAGTTACTCTTGCTACTTTTAATGTGTTATTAGCACCATCAGTATCTATTTCAACGCCCTCTATGATTGGTGTAGAAATTCTTCTATTTGATTCTCCTACTACTTTTATTTTCTTACCCGCAAAATCAACTCCTATATAAGATTCCTCTAATTGATATTTAGCTTCTCTATCTAAATCATTTCTAATAATACATCCTAAATAATCTTTACTATCCGATGCTTTTTGAGTATATAATTCTTCTAATTTTTTTGCTCTATCTTCGGCAGTCAATCCCTTCATAGGCTGTTTGGTAACTTTGGCACCAGAAGTTAATGTAACCCAAGGTCTTTTTAAAACAGAATTAAAATTGTTAGATATTGTTTTTGGCGATGTTGGTGATACTACATCGGTAGAATATTCCCTTTCTTTCAATATGTCTACAACCCATTTTTTTACGGGTGCTAAATACGGAAATCCCATAACTTATTTATTTATATTTTGTAAATCACTCAACACTTTAGCTGTATCCGTTGGTATTCTTAGTTGAATGCCTGGCTCTACATAAAAAGTAGCATCATTTATATTATTAGCCGTTGCTATTATCCACCACATAGTTTGGTCGCCATAATATTTATTAGCCAATAAATCCAATCTATCTCCCTTTTCGGATATAATATACAAATCTGTATCCGATGGTTTAACTATCGGATAAATAGTAGATTCTAAATATTGTTTTTTTGAACCTTTTGTTTGTAATTTTTCACTATTTGTATATCTACTCATAATTTTAATTATTTAGGAACAATAGCATCCGAATTTTCTTCAACTACCTCTACTTCATCTACATATGTATTTGTTATTTTTGGAGGATTGTTTATAGATATAGTTGTTTCTTGACTTACCTTTTCTTCATCTTTTTTGTCTAATCCTTCCATTTTCATAGATACAG